ACGTCTACGGTCTGACCGCTGGGTTTCTTAAATTTGTGCATGGAATCACCTCTGCGATTAGTTTAACTGGTAAGACCAGATACATCAAATTTTAGTGCTATTGTTATATTTCGTTTGATAGAGAAGGGTAAATTATGAAATTAAAAAACTCAATTGCTTTTATCTCGCTCGCCTCGGTTCTGGCTGTATCCGGTTGCGACGACGCAGATGTAGCATCAAGGAATTTGTCGAAAGCCGCTGATAATTTCGAGATAGCTAGAAGGGTTGTTTTTTACAACGGTATAACTGGTGATTATATATTATCCGTTCAAGGGCTTTGCTCTGTTTCTAATAATGGTCGGAGTGTCTCGTTTACATGCAAAAATGATAGCGGGGGATATGTAAAACACATGCTTGGACTGTCAGATAATGTGACATATTTCTCTGAGCAGCTATCAGCGCACGATGTCAGTGTTTACAATTATAGAATCACATTTAAGCCTGAAGTCATAATTCCAGATATAGATGTAAGAACAAAATTAAATGACTAATTGTTTTACGAAATAAAAAGCCCCAATTAAGGGGCTTTTATCTCAACATGGTTTGCTAATTAGCTACCAAAAACTTGAACAGAAAAGAATGGATTTAATGCAGCGAACGCTGGATGTAAATCAAATCTATACATATTCTTGTTTTTGTAGAAATCGCTATCACGAGTGACTCGCAACTGAATACCGTCCTCAGTGGTTGCAATAGTATCCGTAGAGTTAAGTTTAACTTGTGGAATTGAAACCATTGAAAAGGCATCAGGATGCCAAGCAAGGTTAGGCTGGTAAATAGTTGAAGGTGAACCGCCAAGAGTAACAACCTCACCGCCTGCAATTGCTGCAACAATTGTGTCGTATTGGCCGTTAGCCTCAAAGATTGCTGGACCGCTAACAACAAGCGTACCCGCGCCAGATCCGTTCAATGTAACGTCAGCCGTTACTACTGCTGTGTATTCTACTTGTGAGCCTGTTTCGTTAATCATTGCTTCACGAGTTGACAGGTTATTCATGTAGATATCAGTAATGGTAATTGTCTCACCTGCTTTGATTGCCAAGTTAGCTTGGAAGCCAGAAACAGCAAGGCTGGTTGTCATGGTGTCTTTAGCTGACAAGTATGTCTGCGTCGGTGCTGCTGCAACTACGCCAGCGCGGTCCGCACCTGCTCCGGTTGTGTAGCTTGCCAAAGTGGTGCAAGTTTTGACGTCCATACCAGCAAAGTTAGTTGCGATAGTCGCACGTTCATTGGCTGACATTGCACCAGTTTCGCCGCCAAGTGAACGCTGGTCTGATGCTAGTTTGCGCTGCGTAAATGGGTTAATTCCCATACACCACATTTTATCCATCGGAACGCCAAGCGCCTCAAGATACGCGCCACCGTCTGCAACATGATTCCAAGTAGTAACTGCTGTGCCGGTTGTGCCTGTTTTACCGCCTGAGTTTTTCAACATGAATTTAGCCATGTTTGTTTCAAGCTTAGTAACAAGGCGCTTAGCTGCTGGTTTGAGCAACTGGTCTAGTTGACCTGCTCGTAATGCCTCATCGACTGCGTTAACTTCTGCAAACACAGTGATAACGTTTTGCGCTTCTGCGAACGCCTGACCAGTGATAATGTCGCTCGCTGTTTCTGCTGATACGTCACCATCAGCGGTTTCTACAGCTCTAAAGTCTGTAGGGCGCTTAACGTAGACCTTTGAGTCTGTATCTGCGTTAAATTCACCTTGAAAAAGTTGAGTGTTAACATTTTTAGTCAATACTCGCTCGGATTCAAAGCCAGACAAGAAAGATTTCATTACCTTCTTGCTGACGTTACTATCAAAATTATTGGCCATGAGTGGCTACTCCAAATTATTCAAATGTCGCACCTTGTATGTTTGCATACTTCCCAGAATCAACATCAACACTGCTAGAGTTGACGCGCTTACTAGGGCTTGGCGCATTCGTGGTTTTAGGTTTTAGCTGCTTAGCCTCGCTTCTAACTGTCCTTTCAATGTAAAGCGCGGCCTCAAAAGGCTGCATCTGTGAAAGGCTCGAAGCTAACGCGGGATTAGCTGCTAAATGTTTCACAATTAACGGGCCGTCTTCATCAGATAATAATGCGTTTTGCAAGTCCTGACCAATTCCATACATTTCAACGGCTTGGCCTGCCTGAGTCATTTCCTCAATACTCATGCCTGCCTTTTTACCGGCTTCAACGTACTTTAAAGCGGCCTCTTGCTGCTTCTGCATTAGTTCCTGTTGTTGCTGTTGCTGCTGCACTTGCTGTTGTTCATGCAAATATCGCTGCTCAGCATCATAACGGCCTTTAGCCTCTATGGCAGTGCGGTATTCAGCCATTTTAGATTCGTAATCATCATCATACGGATCTGGGGCTTCTGGTATTACCGGCGCGTGGCTCTGCTGTTGACTTTGGATTGCGTCAAGTTGACGTTTATAATCCTCTGCCTGTCGCTTTGCCTCTGCTGCTTCATAGTGCTTTTTGTTAATAACCTTGTTAACTGCTTCCTGATTAAAACTTGCGGTCTCAGGTTCTTCGCTATTTTGTTCATGTTGCGGTTCATTATCCGTTGCTAATTCGGACGCCTCGCTTTCGCTTGGCTCTGCAAATTCATTGACGTCAACTTCCATATATTCATCATTGTCAACGTTCAATTCGTTGCTTTGTAGCTCACTCATATCATGCCCTTAAAAGGTAATTAGCCGCGAAGCTGTCGCGTACAGTTGAATTTATTCTAAGCATGGCTATAACCATTGTCAACTGGTCATACCACATAAGGACTAAAAGTGTGTTAGGTTTAATACAAATTTAATGTAGGAGTTTACAAAATGAAAAATGTAATAGCAGTTATCTTGGCCGTATTAATGAGCGGTTGCGCGTCACAATATAAGTTTAACGAGGAAAAGCAAGAATTTAAAGAGCGGTTAACAGAGGCCCAAACTGCGATTAGTAGAATACAAACAATTGGGTTTTGTGGTGATGATCCGCGATTAAAGTCTTACACCGAAACAACTAACTACTTTTCTTTCACCTGCTACGATGGTCGCAGCTTTTTACTCAGAAAAGAACAGTAGCCCTAAATTGGGCTACTTTCATCAGTCAAATTATTTGCTACATTGTCGTAAGCCTTGGCAACGTTTTGATTAATGATTGCGTCCGCTCCGGTTGCATCTTTTAAATCTTTAAGCGCTTTGGCTTGTGTAGCAAGTTCATTCATCATAGCTTTTTGCATTTCAAGCATTTGCGTAAACTGCTGTTGTTGAGCTTGCAGGTCTAGCGATTGCTGGCCCTGCTCGACCTTGGCAATATTCACAGCCGTTTCACTTTGAAGTTTATCTGTTCTGCCTTGCGCCTCTGCTTGTATTTGCAACTCAGTTTGCTTGTTTTGCTGCGCCGCCATATCAGCCTCAGCCTTTTGCATTTCAGCCTGTGCGAATAGCATATCTGGACTTGGCTCTGGTGGCTGCTGTGCGGCCTGCCGCGCTTCGGCTTGTTCTTCTTCTGTCATTTGGTCAAATGGGATTGTGCCATTTTGCAGGGCAAGCGCTCTTGCTCTCTCCGCAACCTTATCAAACCCAACAGCATTAACATTAGACAGCCATACATCAAGACCAAGCTGCGCCACTTCTGGCACTGCTGCAACCATATCAGCAAACATTTGGCTAGATTCATCCTGACGATTCTTAAACGCTGCACCAATATCACACGTTACGTCATACTTGCCTGCCGACATATCATTAAGCGTGACAAGCTGGCCGGTCTGCTGGTCGATAACAGTCTTATTTAAATCAACCATATCGCTAGAACCATCATCACCAATAATACGAACCGTTCTAGTTGCGTCGTACACTCTTGGGATTGCATCAATTAAAACCTTGCCAAGATAATTCAAAGCCGTTTCAATTGCTGAAAAATACTTAATCGTGCCGTTATTCCCTCTATCAATCTGCTGATTAATAGCAACGCCTGACTGTAGGTTAGGATTGTCACCCATTGACGCACCAAACAAACCTTGTCCTTCGTTAATGTCCGCTTTACTATCAGCCGCAACCATTGTCAGCCCTTGGTTAACCTGAGAGCCGCCAAGCCATAACGGGCCTTGCGGTAGTGCTGGATCAACGTTGAATAGCTGCACAGGGTCGGCGTTGGTATTGAGCGTTGATAGCTTTTCAGTATGCCCTCTCGCTTGGTTTGGTGTCATCCAGTATTTAGGCTTAGGTGATAGTGCCACTTCTTCTGTCTGTTTGCTTCGCGCATAGTTATAGCTGCGCTGAGCATCCATTGAGAACTGAGTCAAAGAACGATAGATAACCTTTCCCTCTGAAACCCTAAAATTGGCATACATTGGAATGACTGGCAGTAACCTAAATACTGTCTGCTCTTCTTCGTCTAGCCATTGCTCACCATCAAGGTAACGCTGATAAACAATGTCAACCTTTCTTTCTCGCTGGTCAATTACCGTAACGCCTGCGGCGGCTAGCTCATCCTCAACGGCATTAAATTCATCGTCCCGCTCGTAAATACTGCCGTCAGACATTTTGACAATTGTTTTGACTTCTTGCTTTTTGTAAAGCAATCGGCCAATTGTTACAGATTCAGGTTTGAAATAGTATGATTGTGAATCAATATCAGTCGATATTGACGCGCCGTTTGCTTCTGGAAATTCTTTTTCATATTCATCTTTGGTTATTTCTTCAAGCACCATGACCCAATGAGCGTCAGACCTGTCTGGTAGTTTGCTATTAGGGTCAAACCAAACTCTGTTATGAAAGTCCCAAAGCGGTTTTATTAGTAGGTCTTGATCAAAGCTATCTGTATCGCAATAATCGTTTACAACTTCAAAACCAGCACAACCAATGCCGATATTTTGCTCTGAGGATGAGTCAAAAATAAGCCCTGCGTTAGATATATTAACAATGTTGCGAATTAAACCATCAAGAGTCTGCGCGGTTTTCTTGTCCGCGCCAGCGCCAGCCGGTGACACTTTTAAAGTAAAATCGTTTTGCCTAATCTCGCCCATGATTTGATCAATTGCAGGGTTGATTTTGTCAAAAGTATAACGAGGACGGCCAGACATTTTACTGTATATTTCAGGCTCCCATTGGCCGTCTTTTTTATTAATAAAATCATCTGAATCACGGCATTGCTCGCGGATATCATGCTCCGAATCCATAGATTTTCTTAGCTGCTCTATTGCTTTGTCGTGATTCTTCATGTTAAACGCTCTTTAAAAAAATGAGTCAAAATTAATATTGTCAACTTTAATGGCTGGCTCTGGTATTTCTTGTGCCATTGCCAAACAGTCCGCCATATTTGGTGAAGCTATACCATAACGCGCTTTCATTTCGCCTTTTGGCATAAGCTGAATCTTACCAGTACCATTGTCTTTGCGCGGGATTCTGCAAACCTCTGCGCGTAATTTTTGCAATTTATCAATACTACCATTAATACTAATCAATTGGTCGGGGTCGATGTATTTTTTCTTAACCACAGCTTCATAGGTATTGTAAAAGCGCAACGCTAGCTTTGTATAGTATTGGGCTCGTTTATTATAAAACATTTGCTTATTTGTTTTTTGGCCCTCAGACCAAGCACCTTCATAAACATTATCTGGCTGGTCAACTGCATTGCTACCCTTATACATTCTAAGCTCACATTTAATGCCGTCGAATTGTTTTTTGATTGGGCCTTTCAATAATGCGCCCATGCCATCACCATCCCAGATAAACAGGTCAGTGTTTTTGCGTCTAGCAATTAAACAGGCCTCGTCGCAAGCCTCATTACCATCAATAATTGGGATTTCACCAACATCATCAAAATGGATGCCAATGCGAGAAGCGTAACCTTTAGCATCTTCGCCAGTGTCGGCAGGGTCAAACGCTGTCACTCTTGCGCCTGTTGGTTCAATGCCTAGCTTTTTACACGCATCAATAGCAGCGTCAAACCATTCAGCT